TTTATGTTGGCAGTTCATTGTATATAAGTATTGTAATTAAATGAATTACAAGTGATTATCCCAATTTCTATTTTTCACATTATTAAACTATTTGTAAACATTTGTGAAAAATCTGAAAAACCTTAATTTCCAATCGTCTCAAAATCGGTTGCAAAGATATGCATTTTTTGGGATGTTTAGTTAGATGCCGAAATATTTTCTGACGGAGAACACCTTGTCCTTGTCCTCCAGTTTAGCCTGGGCGAGTTCCGCGCAGACGCGGGCTTCCTGCTCCGGGCTTGCATAGTTCCGAAGCACTCCCCAGTCGTCAGACCATATCATGTTCAGGACAGCGAAGAATGCCCAACGGTTGTATTCGCCGTCTTCCTCGAAGCGGATGTTGAGATTCTGGAGAACCTGGAACGCTTCATCGGGATCCTCCCAGTGTGCGCCTCGGGAGCCATCGAAATTGACGAACTTCCGGACAATGTCTTCAGCCTCATCCTCTGACAGGTATTCGCGATATCTGACGAAGTCCTCGCATTCGTCAGCGATGGCGCTTGCCGATTCCGCATCCATCGTCTCGATGAGCTTCAGGATGATTGCCTGCCCTGTTTCAGTGTCTATCCTTTCGCGGAGGAGATCCATGAACCTGCCCGCAATTATATTCGTGTCCATAATCTTACTAATTTAGAATTGTTACATTTTGCTCGGCTGGTTCACCAGCCTTGAGAGCATGTCCTTGAGTTCGCCCATCGTCGCTTCAATCTTGCCGAAGCGCTGCTCCGTCTCCTGCTTTTCCCGGAAGGCCGGATTCAGTTCCGCGAGCAGCGATGTGGATTTTTCCAGAATCCGCTTCTGTTGCTCGATAGAGGCGATCGCCTGTTCTGCCGCCGCTTTCATTGCCTCAACTTCTCCTGCGAGTCCTTGCCTGTCAACCGAGAGCACGAGATTGCCGGCATACGTGACCGACAGGCTCTCAGGTATGACATAATTGGCAGTCTTGCCGTCTGCCTCTATTGATACATCCACGACCATTCCCGACTTCCCTGCAGCCGGGTTCATCTCCATCCTCGGGAATCCTGCGGATACGACCTTGCCTTGTATCAGCGTCAAGTCCTGCTTGTCGAGGATGAACACTGGATAGTTTTGTTTCAAGTCCTTGAAGTACATACGCGATTAAATTATGAGCGGAGGGCTTTGCCGCCCTCCACCCTGTGAAACTTCAGGCGCTTAGGCCGTTGTTGCCGCAGGCTTGAGAGCCGCGATGAGTTCAGCATTCTGCTTCTGCTGCGAGAGCTCGAGACGTGCGTCATTGTACCTCTGCTGGAGGTCAGCCTGCCAGTGGCAGTTGAGGGTGTCGATGATCCTCTGAGTGTTGTCCTGACCTGCGCGCACGATGTCGCACTTGTCCTGCTGCATCTGGAAGCCGATGCCGGAGAAGCCGCGTTCGACGCTCCTGTTCACGAAGTCAAGTCCAGTCTGAATCTTGTATTCGATATCCTTCTGGCCGAGCTGGTTCTCGTAGCCCATCCGGATGATGTTCTGCTGAGTGTTGCAGCAGCAGTCCTTGATAGCCTGGATGACGTTGCAGTCGCCCATGTTGACCGCGTTGATGACGCGCTCAGCCGAAAAGCCGACCTGTCCGCCTACCTGCTCGATAGCCGAGCGGACTGCGCAGATTCCTCCCTGCAACTGGTTGAAGTCGCAGTTGAGACTTGCCGCAAGTGCGGAAATTGTATTGTCATTGCCCTTGATTGCCGACATCAGCAGGTCGCTGTTGTGGTTGTCTGCCATCTGATTTCTGAGAGAATCAATCTGACTCTGAATTTCAGTGCCCTGAAGACCTCTATTTCCGAAGCCTAATCCGTTGCCGCCGAAAAGCGCAAGGAATATGAGGTACATCCAAGGATTGTTCATCCAGTTGTTTGCGCCTCCGTTCATGGCTGCCATCAGAGCCATCGGATCAGTGTCTTTTTTCCCGAGCATTGCCGCTGCGAGGATGTCATTGCTGCCTCTGTCACAACAATAGATTTTGTCCACCATTTCTGACATAATGTGTTGGTATTAGTGTTACCCGCCTCTTTTGCCTTCGGCGGTCTTGGCACGTGTACATCGTACCACAAACATATAACTATTCTCTTTGATTGTCAGACGGTTGGTTCCGCATAAGGTGTCTATTGCTTCCGCATTGTTTCCCTTTCTATGCCATCCATTTAGCTGCGAGCTTCTGGCATACCAGACGCAGCCCTGACGAGTTCGCAAGCCTCGCCTCGAATCCCGATATTGCGCTTCTGACTGCACGTTGCGTCATCCCCATCCTCTCTGCTATCATTGAAGGATAGAAGCCGTTTCCGAGAAGCAGGAAGATGACGAGATAACGCGCGTCCACGACTTCTTCCTTGCGTTCTGAAGACAATATCCGGTCACTGTCTATTTCCGCCTCCGAGGAGACGTCTGCAAGTATTCCGGCGAAAATTTCCGATTTTCTCATACGTTTGTTAAATTTTTTGTTTAACTTTCGCCTCAGAGCCACCTGATAAGAAACAATAAACCCGCAGGAATCAACCGAGGCATTAAGTTTGCCCCTGTTTTTGCCTGTGGGTTTTTCTTATTGGATGGCTCTGATAATTAAATCTTGCAGTTGCAAGTCAGGGGCATTTTTTTTGCCCTTATAGTGTCTATATGCGCAATAATAATAAGGCTAAAATGCGCGTCTTATTCTTCCAAACTATCCAACACGCAATAGCGGCCAATAAAGCCCAGAAGCCGCGTAGCCTGAACTTCTGCCAGGTCGTCAGTTCCTTCTCCACCTTGACCTCCCTAACCCTGTCGATATAGACCGAATCTACCTTGTGCCGATAGACGGTGTCTCGCAGCAGGCGATACCTATCTCGCACCTTCTCCTTGTAGATGTAGATGGTGTCGTTCTTCTCCTTGACAAAGACTGAATCGCGCCTGAAGACAGAGTCCACCTGCACCTTGCTGATATAGGTTGTATCTCGCAGGTAGATGGTCTCGACTTGCTTCCTTGCCGCTCCGCAGGATGTCACAAGCAAGGCAAGCATCGCAAATGTCACCAGTCCTGAAAGAAATGACATCAGTTCAGCACGAAATGACATCAGTTCAGCACGAAATGACACCAGTTGTATTTTCATTGTTTTCATTTTATTGATGTTTTCGCACGTAGGTAAATCGCCCACCTGTCGTCAATGCCGTTCAGTCCGCCGTTCACGCACTTGGTGATTGCCCCGAAGATCTTGCGCTCTCCTGTTCCCGATAGTCTGTCCGCCAATGCGTTTAGGCCCTTCGCCTTCCACCACAGGGCGGCAGAGCGGCAGGCATCCAAAGGCATCAGCAGAGCATCGGGCCAGACCGTCAAATCCTTGCCCATCAGCGCCGACATCGCCACGTAGTTGTCTCTGCCTGTAATTTGAATCAGGCCGCGGCCTCGGAACTTCCACCCGTCGCCGCTCTTTTCGTTGCCGTTGCCAATCCTGTCCGCATAGACGCGGTTGGCTATCTGCTCAGGATGATAGGCGTACATGACCGCCTCCTGCTGCGTAGGGAAATACTTCGGGAACACCTTTCTCAGCGCCTGTGCGGAATACTTCAGATTCTCCTCGACGCAGTTCAGCTGTGCCGATTCGTGGCCGACCTGTGCGAGGAAGGCACGCGCCCTTGCAGCAGTGTCAATGCCGCACTCCCGCATCGCCTTGTCCAATGCGCCTGCGTACCTTTCAACGTTCTTAGACAGCGGATAAATCTTCCGCAATGTGTCACTTGTAATTGTTGTCATTATTCTTTATTGACTATGTTGTGCGGCTCTTCCTTAATCATCTTGATAACCTTCTGTGCCTTCTCGCTGTCCACACAGGAGATAATCTCCTGAACGACGTCAACTACCCTGCCTGCCGCGCTCTTCTTTTTCTTGGAGTTCTCGATAACTGAACGTCCTTCAATAAGCAGTACGCCTAACGTCGCTAAAATCGCACAATAAGGCAGGCTATACCACGTGAATACCGCTCCGAGTATGTCTATGAGCAGGAAGAAATATACAATCCTCAGATAGTCTATAATCTTTCTCACAGTCTTACGAAGTCCGTGGCTCATAATCTTTTCCTTGTTCGTTTTTGCCGCGTCAATCCCGGTCCACATATCAATCAGTGCAGCAGCACAGACAAGCACGCAGAGCAAGAATGCTATCATAATCCCCCGGCTCAGTCCGTCAGGGAGATTAAGTGTTTTAATTATCTCGTCCATATCATCCCTCCTTGTCCTCTACATCCTTGAACCACTTCGCGCTCTTTTCCTTGACGATTACTTCCGCGAAAACATCTCCGTTGCGCGTGTCGATTATTCCGTTTGGTGAGGAGAGCCTTACATAGCCCTCCCTCACTCCTTCAATGTTCATCCTGTTCATATTATTCCGTTGTTTCGTTGGTTACTGATTCCTTTGCCTTAGCTTCAAGCGCTCCGACCTTGCCAACAAGTTCGTTGATTGCAGAAACGAGGTCGGTCTTGCTTGCGGTGTTCAGGCTCGACAATGTGCCGATATTCGTCTTGTTAGCCTTGATTGTGTTGTATGCGTCAATCGGATAGACGATGTCCGCACGCAGAGGCGTTGATGTCTTGCCGTCGGTGATTATCGCCTCCTCCGTTCCGCCTTCAGCAACCTGCTCCGTGAGGTTCAGTTCGTCGTAGGTGGTTTCTTCCGGCGTGGCCATCTCGTAGTATAGCATGACGCCTTGCAGCGACTGCTTGAACTGCTCCGGTGTGGCTGTTACGTAGGCGGAATCGTAGATGTAGAGCCAGCCACGTGGTGCCAGAGCTATAACTTTATCTTTTTCTTGATTTTCTGCGATAGTATCCGTGGTCGTTAAACACTTTGCAGTTATTATGTTGGCCAGTGTATTCTCGTCTATAGGTATAATAGCAAGGCCTATTAAGTTGAAACTTTTAGGCACCCACGACGTTTTCTTTGAGCCTCCTTGCTCCCAATCTATATCCCCAAGATTCAACATCCCAATCCTCTTTACCGCCTTCGTCGGAGTAATCTCGTCATACGCTGAACCGGCAGACTTCAATCCGTCAGGGAAGTACTTCTTCAGCGTCTCGCTCCACTTTCTCTCGCTGACCTTTCCCTCCGTGTCGGTGGTCTTGATTCCCTCAGCGAATGACGACACGATTTCCCCCTCGTTGTAAGGGATGTAAGGCACGTCGTCGATGCTTGAATAGCCGAGGCGCTTTGCGAAGTCGTCTGGTGTCGTAGGCTCGTTGCCGGAGCCGAACATCTGCGTGAGGTCGATAGCCTGCGCCCTTTTGATTGATGATTGTTCGCCGCTTCCTGACGTATCCCAAAGATATATCTCGTTGCTGGTATTAGTTTTGTTGATAATATCGAAAATCAAAGTATATGATGTCGTATTGAGATTGTTAAAGGCTTTCGTTCCATTATTACCAAGAGCTAAAACAAATTCTTTATTATTAGGCGCTTTAGCAAGAACCGATACGAGATATGAGTGATTATTAGCCTCCATAGGGGCAGTCGTAATAAATTTGCAGTTTGACCACACCCCACCGGAAGTGTTTATGTTTTCCTTATCTTCCGCCGCTGTGCACAACTGGTTCATCACCACGCTGTAGCCTTTAATCCTCTTGATGCTCGCGCTTCCGTCCTCAATCTGGTTGTCTCCTCCTGCCCTGCGCGACATAATCACTTCCTCCGTAGCATCACCCTTGGATGTGAGGTTGTCAGCAGTTCCGACACGCATTGATTCGTAGTATCCGTCTGCGAATGACTTGAGATCCACCTTCTTCCGCAGGTTGTTGATTTGCGTGGCGATAGATGCCTTCGTTCCGTAGCGGCGAACCCTCAGTGTCGCAGCTTCCGGCACGTCGGCACGATAGCAGACGAGCACGTCGGAGTAAGCCTCCATCGCCTCAAAGCAGACGTATCCGCTCGTAGGGATGTCCGTGCTCATTGCCGAGAACAGCGGCACGTATTCAATCCTTTCAGTGCCGGATGTAGTTGTGGTCTTGATTCGTGCGACGAAGAGAGCCACGCCCAGCTTCATCTTGGCGGCGCTGCCCATATACAGCTCGTAGGTGTTGCCGACAACCACCGCACCGATAGCCGCGATGTTGAAGTCCGCGTCGTCCACGAACTCACCGTCTGCATTGATATACTTGCCTGTGGTTTCCGCTGTCATTGCCACTGACGGAAGTTCCGCGTACTGACCGAGGTCGCGCTCAAGTGCCGCCACGCCGGAGGACACTTCTTTAGCCTCCTCTGCTGCATCGGTGGCATTCTTTGTCGCTGTCTCTGATTCAGTCTTTAGGCGTGCGAACTCTGCCACACGTGCCGATTCGGCTGCAACCCTTCTTTTTTCCGTTTCCGCGCGGACTGCCTCTGCCGATGCCCTTGCTTTCTCGTTATTCTTCCGCTGCTCCTCGTTTGCCGCTCTTGTCGCTTCAGCATTGTCTCTTGCGCTTTCCGCCTTCACCCTTGCAGATTCCGCATTGACACGGCCAGTTTCGGCGGTCACACGAGACTGCTCGCCGGCTGCTCTCTGGGCCTCTGCTTTTGCCCTTTTGTCTTCTGATTCGGCGCGTTTGTCCTCTGCCGAGGCCCTTGCCGCCTCAGCCTTAGAACGTGCCAGTTCAGCCTCTTTTCGTGCGTTTTCGGCATTGACGCGCTGCTCCTCTGCCTTTGCGATGCCTGAGTTCGTCATCCCTGCCGCCTGTGCTGCAGCATTGGCCTTTTCCGCAGCATCGTTGGCTGCTTTCGCTTTCGCATCCGCATTGCCGGCGGATCTGTCCGCTGCCGCTGCCGCATCGGTGGCCGCTTTCGTCGCAGCCTCTATCTTGGCAATCGCTTCTGACAATGAATAGAAGCGCATAGTGCCGTCAATGTCCAGAACGACCTCGCCTGTGTCCGCATCGGCTTCTTCCGTAGTCCTGACAATCTCGAATGCCGGAACGTCCAGCGATGAGGAGAAAGCCTCCCCGCTCGCGAACTCGACTATCACGCGAAAGGCGCCCGTGTAGTTCTGGTCTTTCGCCGCGTATGTGCAGCGCAGCGTCTTCCCTTCAGCCTTGTGCGCCATTTCCGCAACTGGTTGCCCCTGAACGTCAGAAAAGGCATACACGTGGCGTATGTCGCCATCTTTCCATGTCACCGGCTGTCCGGAGACATTCACGGACAGCGCAATGGTTATGTCCGTGCCGATTCGTATTTTTCTCAAATTAGCCATGTTGATTATGTTATGAGTTATTCTTCGTTATCGTAACCGAGCCGCCCGCAGCCTCGACAGCCGTCTTGATGTTGTCTGCCTGGTTCTTCGTGTAGGTGCTGCCGATGACGGCAGGAGCATTGTCCGCTATCGTCTTCGCATCCTTCAGTGAGAGACCAGCGCTATTCCTCAAAGCATTGATGACAAGTGTCTTGTTGCTGCCGGCACTGACGAGTGTCGCAGTGTATGACACACCCGTACTTCCGCCTCCTCCTCCTGGATCTCCTCCTCCACCGCTCTCATCATCCCACAGGTCTTCATAAAACTCGAACTCGCGCAGCCTTGCACCCGTCATGACTCCTGAAATGAAATCATACGTGCCGCCCTGCAGAAGATAGTTGTGGTTGATGTATTGCAGCGTGGCGGAATAATCCCACATTGCTGCCCGAGACGGCATGCAATCGCCGTCCAGGATCTCCATAGGCGATTGGTGGTACTGCAGGACCTGCTTCGCCATGAATGCCGCGAACGGAGCCTTGGCCTTGCCCCATGTTGTCGTGCTCAGGACAGGCGCGACCACACCGTCGTTCCGCAGAGCATAGAAAGCATTGCCGTAGTTCTGCGGCGTTTGCCAATCGACGTTGCGCGTGATGAAGCCCAATTCCGGAGAGCGAGAATTGGTCATGTTGAACGTCTCATCATTGATTGTCGTAGTCGTGTCGCTTTCCAGTTTCCCGGCAGTTTCCGCTATCAGTGAAAATCCGGTAACTGCGAGATATATTCCGCAGCCCTGCGGAGTAGAGAGGATGGTCGTGTCACCGATGACGAAGTTGATTTCAGCGATGACAAACGTCAACCGCCCTGGCTTCGTAAGAAGTTCACGCTCGGCCACCGTCGAGGTTGCCTGCAGGTTGAACGAAACAGATGACATCCCCTTGCCGTCCTCGTTGTTGTATGTTAGCGTTGCGCTGGTCTTCTGCCATCCTGCATCAGCCTTGTAATAAGTTGTGCCGTCAAGGGTAGTGTATTGGATGCCATATTTGAATGACGACAATCTCGGCGTGAAGTCGACCCTCTGCACTGATCCTGATCCTCCACCCGTCGTCGTGCGCGACAAGAACCGGTATTCGGTTTCGAGACTTCGGCCGCCGGCATATATGACAGGATATTCGCCGAGCTGCACCTCGAGAGTGCCGCTGAGCCCTGGAAGCAGGGCATTGATGTTATAGACAAAAACGGATGAAGGAGTGCTTTCGTTTGCCGCAAGGAGCGCCGTGTGTTCAAGGTCAATGACTGACGATTTCCGCCCGTCGGTCGGTGCGAATCCGTTGCCTGTCTCCCATCCTGTAGCCGCCTTGCCGTCATTCTCCGAAATCGCACCATTTATCTGCACGCTTGCCGGCGTAGGACGCATGTTGGAGGCCGTGTTGTTTGTCCAGATGTTCGTCAGGTATGTCGTAGATGAGGACGACAGCTGCAGGTTTTCGCCTGCGTCAAAGACCGCTTCCTCGTCAAAGTCAAAATCAATCTTGTCGATGATCTGCTTGTATGCCGGTGAAAGCGTGCGTGTTCCGCCGCCGAGGAACATGACGTTCTGAAGTGGTATGCCTTTGCGCTTGAGGTGTCCGAGAAACGGCAGGTAACGGAGATATGTCACAAGGCACCGGTTGTTCCCGATGTAGCGGAAGCAGAGCCCCAGCGAGGACATCACCTGCTCGAGGACATCATACCAGTCCTTGCCCTCAAACGCGAGGACGTTTATCCTCAAGTCCGAGAGAGTCGTGCCTTCTCCGAATGTTATGTCCTTGTAGTCGTGCGGCTCGTCAAGATTGTCAAGTTGCGACAAGTCAAGCAGCTTTACGATACCCATCGGGAAGTCTATCTTCTGGAAGGCGGCATTCAGCAGGTCGCCGAGTGTGGCCGTGCCGCCTTCTCCTGCCTGGAGGTCAAACTCGAAGTCCTGAAGATGCCCGATGTTGTCACGTGCGGTTATGGTGATTGTCCCTCGGTATTCGAGCGATTCCTGCCAGTTGTCCGGTGTCGTGTAGCCGCTCCAGACCGCCGTGTCTCCATGCTTGATGACGACCTTGTACATCGTGCTGTCCGGCGTGAAGAACTCCTGCCAGTTGCCGTATTTGACGACCGCAGTGTCCGCTTCATCATTCATGTCAACGATGGAGAAGTTCACGATGGTCTTCTGGATAGGAGACACCGGGTCTTCCTCTCCGTCCACCTCGAGCGTCACTCCCTGCCATGCTCCTATCTCGCGTGCGGAGCCGTCATAATTCTTCTGGTAGATCTCGAGCGAGAAAGCGTTTGCGCCAGCCTGCTTTCGGCTGGTGAATCGCTTGTAGTATTTGAGTCCGTATGTAGCCATGATTATCTTCCATAATAGTTTCGGGCATTGTCTCCTGATATCACGATGTCCTTGCCTGACAATTTGCCCTTCACATAAATTGTCATCTCGGTTGAGACATTGCTGTCGGTTGTTGAAGTAGATGATCCTGCCGATGCGGAGGATGTTGACGCATCGCCGCCACTTCCGAGAGAACTGGAAATAGCCTGTATGCCGCTTGACAGGGCAGCGCCAAGAACTGTCAGTGCTGCACCTGCCGCTATCATTGCCGCAGGATTCGTGAATGCAAACTTCTTCGCAATCAAAATTGCCGTTCCGGTTGACATCATAAATTCACCAAGCTGCTTCGCCATGTTTGCGAACGGCTCGAGGAGAGCACTCACAAGCGTGCCGGCATCGAAGTCACTGACACCCGTGAGAGCATCAGTAAGCGTCTGGAAACTATCCGAAACGCTCGCGGCGAAAGCGTTGCCGAGGTAATCTCCAATGTCAACGGACATGTCTTCGAGCCGCTGCAGTCCTTCCATTGCCGTTTCCGCAGCTTCGTTTGCCAGGTCCATTGACTCCTGTTCCTGCTGTGCATATTCATAGGCAGCTCTTGCCGCCTGGGCGTACGAGTCTTGAACCAGGTCAGCGAAAACCTGCTGCTTTTGGTTCAATCTGTCGAGCACTTCAGAGTGTGTTTTCTCGAATTCCAGCAGCGGGTCGGCCGCCTTCTGGAAAGCGTCATCAGCTGCTATTGCTTCCGCCTCTTCGGCCACCTGGGCACGGAAGTCCGCCATGTCATCTTTGACTTTACCTCTTGACAGCGATTGCGTGAGTGCCTCGAGAAGCGCATCTCCGGCATCTTTACCGGCATCTGTCGTCGTTTGGACAATGACAGCAGAGTCATTCTTTATCTGGTCGGCAACGGCAGCAAAAGCATCCTTCATCGCTTCGAGCTGTTCCTGGACGCCGCCAACCTTGTTTCGCGCATTTCTGGCCGCCGCTGTAGGAGTGGATTCAAAAGGGCTTACTGTCTGCTTGCTGAGAGCCTGCAGTCTTGCGAGTTCGGCTTCCTTTGCCTTCAATTCCCTTTGCATGTACGCTTCAGCCTCAGTCTTTCCGCCACCCTTATAGACATTGGTTGCGGCTGCCGTGTACATCCGCTGATAATTCTGCTTGCGAACTCCGTCGAACAACAGCGATGCCTTCTCAAGCGCTTCAGTCAGCCAGTCCAGGATACTCTTGATTGTTCCCTTGCTGTTCTGCATTCCTAAAATAAAACCTTCCCATGCAGATTTCAGCAATTCCACTGAGCCTTTGATGTTGTCTATCTGTGCTTGTGCCTTCTCGTCTATGGCGCCATTGACGTCTTCGAGTGCCGCTCTCAAATCTCTTGCGGAAGCCGTACCCTCGACCAATGTCGTGAATGCGGCAACGGCTCGCTTGTCCGTCAGTTCCAGGGCTTCTCCGACGGAAAGTCCCTGCTCCTTGAGTTTGTCAAGTCCGTCCAGCAGATCCGGAAGTGTCTTCACCGGCTTGCCGATGGCCTTAGACAGTTTGCTTGAACTGTCTGCAAGATACAGGAAGATGTTGCGCAATGCCGTCGCTGCACTTGAAGCGTCGAAGCCTGAATTTGCCAGCACGCCCAGAAGCGAGGCAGTATCACGAATGTCCAGTCCAATGGATTTTGCAACCGGCCCCACGATAGGCATCGCGGTATTGAGTTTTGAGAATCCGAGTGCTGACTTGTCTGAAGCAACGGCAAGAACGTTGAGTGCATCTTCCGTGTCGCTTGCGCGAAGGCCGAATGTCCTCAGCGTTGAGCCTGTGAAGGCGGCAGCATCTGCAAGTTCAACACCCATCGCGGTCGCGAAATCGAGGATAGCCTTCTGCATCGACATTATCTGTCCTTCCCCGAAACCGAGCTTTGCAAGTTCAGTCTGCAAGCCTGTTACCTGGGTGGCCGTGTAGGCAGTCGAGCGCCCCAGCATTTCGGCAGAATTGGAAAGAGCCTTGATTTCTCCGACAGTCTTTCCGAGCACGCCGGCGAGCACTGAATTGGCCTTCTCGAAGTCCGCGATGATCTTGACTCCAGATGCGAATGCTCTTATCGCAGCAGTGGCAGCGGCTATCGCAGCCGCCACCTTCTTCCAATTCGCCTGCACCCAAGTTCCGAAGTCCTTGGTCTCCTGCTTGGCGCTTTCGAGCCCCTTCTTGTACTCGTCTGACTTGAGTTTCAACTTGACCCAGAGGTCACCTATCTTTCCCATATTATTTGCCGTTAATGAATTCCTGCAACATTGCGTCTAACTCTTTTTTTTCATTGTCGCTGACCGCCCATTCACCGCTTTGCGCACGCTTGAGTTCCGCCTCCTTCTCCCATCCGAAAGGCACCCACATGGCCGGTGTGGATGGCTTCTGTTTGACATAGGGATTTTGCTGGAGCATCAGGAACATTTGCCACCTTGCTCTCTCCCAGCGTCTCCTTTCGGCTTGTTCTGCCGCTTCACGCAGGAGGAGAAACTCCCTGACGGTCGTTCTCCCCGCCTCGGACTCCGTCTTGTGGCATTGCCCCACCAGAAACGCCTCAATTTCTCCATAATCCAGCGCCAGCAGGATTTTTTTTTTGGCTCAGCCTCCTTCTTCTTTTCCTCGGCAAGTTCCGCGAGGCTTTTGCCTGACAGCAGCCGCACGACATTCGTCACTATGCGCCCGAAGTCGTCAGGGTTTTCAGCTGCCCAGATGTGGAAGTCCATACGCTTGTGCCCGAAGTCCTCCACGTCCTTGCCGGACAACTCCCACCAGTTCAGAGCGCCCAAATACAGCACGTCAGCATATAGCGACATGACGGCAGGGATGTTGTCGGCATCAGCCTCGAGGTTGATGCCTTCACGCCCCTTGTAAACGAAAAGGCGCGGCGTTATCAAGATGTTCACCGCCACGCCTTTCTTCAGTTCGATAGAAAACTCCGCCGTCATACTTCTGCCGATATGTTTGGATAATGCACAGGAGCCCCTGTGATTGTCAGGTCAAGCGACCTCGAAGCGACAGAGCCGTAGTCGTTGGTGTCGGAGATTCCGGTGATGATTGCCTCGAAGAGATCCCCCTCGGTAGGTGTTGCGCTGCCTGTATCGCCCGAAAGCTCGCCGATGAAGCCGAACACCGGTTGTCCGTTATGGAGCGAACTTATCATCTTGTGCTGCGGCTCGCTCGCAGTGTCATCAGTGAAGACGGTCACCGATGCGGTCGCTCCCTTTTTGCCTGAAATGAACTGAGCCCAGTCGTTTGACTTGTCGCTCACCTCGATAGCCTCAGCCGAGCGGTTGAAGCTGTTGTTTTGCTCGCCCTTCAGCCATGTGAAGGTTCCAGCCGATTTTCCGGTTGTGAGGTAGAATTTCCTCACGTTTCCAAGTTTTGCCATGATTTTCCTTATTTAGCTGCCAAATAAAAAGTTATGTTAGTTATTACCCGATAGAGAAGTACCTGCGTGTCAGATACCTCCTCCAGTGTGTTTGCCGTGCTTTCCGTCACGCCCAGTATTGTGAATGACTTCGTCTCGTCCTCAGCCTCCTTGATCCGGTCAAGGTTCTCCTGGCTGATTGCCAGGGCCTCGCCGAGGCTCTTGTTGGACATCGCGTCAATGACGACGGATATCTGCCTCACCTCGCCGGCCTTGTCGAGGCTGCTCTGCTCGTTGATTGACGATATCTCCGCACGTGGATATCCGGCAGTGCTGCCGACTGATACCCCCTTTCGTTGCATCGCCTTCGTCAAATGCCTGAACAGCTCGTCGCAGGCTTGTGTCTTTTTTCCTATCCCAATCATTTGCCATTGTCAATAATGCGTTTTGCCGCCGATTTCAATTCCTTGACTATCTTCTTCGTCTGCGAGTCCACGGCCGGCTTGAAAAACGGATGCGGCTGCGTTCCGTGCTTTGCGATGAACCGGGCGATCGCGAATGCGATGCTTGCCGCATTCTTCTTCACTTTCGGGTCGCGGCTTCTCTTGTACACCCACGCCTCGAGGATTTTCGGAGGAGGCATCTTGCCGGCCCTTCGCCCATATTCCAGATACTCGGCATAACCCTTTCCGTTGCTCGAGAAGAAGCCTGCCTGGTATTCGCCATCAGACAGCTTCTCAGCCTTGCCGCTGTTGGTCAACAGGCCTGTCACGTTGTTGCCGTTGAGCCGGAGGTTCCACTTCGCTTCCGCCACGATGTTCATCGCGCCTCGGGCAAGCGCCTTGTCGCAAGCCTGCTGCATTTGCTTCTCGTGCTTCCGGAACAGCTCCTTCAGCTCGCTGAAGTTCTCGACTATGAAACCGTCTGCCTCCATCTGTTAAGGGTTGTCAATCTGATAATATCCGGATATCCGAAGCGTGCGGTTTCGCTCGCCAACGTTTTCAGCCTGCGGGAACACGATGTCGTGTCCTTGCCAGCGGATGCCGTTGAACTTCACGTCCGTCCACCGCATCTCGATGTCCAGCCCTACCACATTTGCCTGCTGGAAAGTCATCATCGTCTTGGTCGCACTCATCTGCTCTACGGAAGCGAAAGCCTCCAGGACCACCTTCGGCTCCGCGAGGCTCGCGTGTCCGTATTCGTCAATCCGGGACTCGAAGAACAGCAGCTTGATTGGCTGCCTGTAGCGTCTTGCGTTTTTCGGAGTCCTCAGCATTGCGACACGATATTAATGAGTTCATCCGTCTGTCCGTCATAGAGCGCAGTGGCATACTGGTACACAAGGGGCAGAAGCCGCCCGTATTCGACTTCTTTCGGCGCGGTGGTATAGTTTATCACCACTGACGGGAAAACGCCCGCAGTGCGCACGTTTCGCCCGTCTATGGTGTAGTCCACGTTCACCCCGTCAGCCGTTGCCACCGACAATACTTTCGCAGGCGTCTGGTACAGCCGAATCTCCTGCTGCGAGTTGTTCTCTACGCGCAGCTCGAATTCACACGGCAGTATGCTCACATCCGCGTGCTCCTGGATCTCCAAGGCCGCAGTCGTCAGCATCTGCTGCAGTATCGCGTCCTGCGATTCGTCAACTGCCCCCACGTAGCGTTTCAGGCTTGGGAGCAGGTACGACCTCTTGTCGTCTATGATTCTTATGACGGTCAAACTCATAATTTATCCGATGATTTTCCAAAAACCTTCCTTGAGCATGTATCTCACTACATCAGTCACGAGCACCTTGCGCTTTTCACCGGCAAGGATGCCGTCGTGCGGCTTTACCACCTCACACACGACGACCTCGCCGATTTTAGGAGCGCGAGACGCACGCTCGGGCTTCTTTATCTCAGCCGGCATCGCTTAGGCCGATGGTGCAAGCGCTGCTATCGCGGTGGTTGTGTTAGCAACGTAGATGACGCCCTTCTTCTCTGAGGTAGGAACCTGAATCTGGAAGGACTTCCTTAGCCAGACTCTCCATCCGTCCTTTCCTGCCAGTCTCTCGAGCTCCATCTCGTATTCTCCCTTGTCGATGATTGCGACGCATGACGTATCAGCGACGACAATCTCGGTTGCAGAGAGCTGGTCGGTGAGGACAATCTTCACCTGTCCGAGCATTCCGGTAACCTGGTTGAAAAGGTAGTTGCCGTTCTTGTCCTTCAGTCCTCTGATCTGAGCCTCGATGGTTGCCGGAACGATGGCCACATTCGGAGAGAAGCCGTTGGCCTTTGCCTGTGCGATGGCGTCGAGGATGACGTCCGCGATGTTCGCATTCTCGTACTTCGCGCCGGTTGCAGCGAATGCTGTGCTGCCGGAAGTCTTGAGGCCGTAGACGTGATTCGGCTTCGTAGTGTCAGCGCCGTCGCCGCTCCAGATGAAGGTGTCAGCCTTGCGGAGGACGCGTGCAATACCGCGTGTCCTCGCCCACTGGTAAACTGCATTGAACCAGTCCTCGATTTCCTGAGAGACCTCGATGAATGTCGCAACCTTCGCGAACTTCCTGGTTTTTCCGGCAAGGTCGTATGAATTGCCTGTAGCAGGTTCCTCAAGTTCCCCTACATAGCCGGTGTTGTCGGTGTCTGAACCTTCAAGCCATTCGATGGAGTTTCCGGTCCTGGTGATGTGAGGGAATGTCGAAAGGAAGGTGTTTGCCTTGAGCCTCTCAGCATAGATGTTCTGGTCCAGCTGCACGCCGAGCGAGCTGTTGGTAATGTTCGATGTCGAAAACTTGAATGACGCCGTGCCGTAGGTTTTGCTTTCGATGAACTTCTCCATCGCTGCCTTGTTCTCCTCCATGAATTCTCGGAGGACGATGTCGAAGGACTTTCCGTTCTTCTCCTTCAGTTTCTTGTTCAGGTCTTCGAGAGCCTTCTGCTGCTCCTTGACTGTCTTGTCGAGGTTGCACACCTCTTTCTTGCTTTCTTCGAGAGCCTGCTCGGTCTTCTCAAGCTTAGACGCTGTCTCGTCTGCCTTGGTCTTAGCGTCTGCTGCCTCCTTGGCTGCATTCTCGGCCTTTGTCTTCGCAGCCTCCATCTCCTGCTGGAGTTCCTGCGCTTTTTTTTCCAATGTTTCTGGCATGTCTGTAAGAATTAGATTGTTTATAGTTTTGAGTAGATTCTTTTTGCGATTTCCTCCTTGACGGCAGTCTGCAGTGAGAGCAGCTGCGTCTCAGGCATAGCAGCGAGAGAGCCTGCCATGTCCTCGGCCTTCATGTCCGTCAGGGTTGCGAGCGGATTTGCCGCGCGTGTGACCGGCGAGACTTCGACGATGCTGATTTCCTCGAGGTAGCGGACTTCCTGGTTCTCCACCTTGCCGTATGACCAGGAATCGGCGTAGTAGCCGATTGAGAATTCCTTGATTGCGCCTGCACGTATCAGGATCTGGACGTCCTTGCCCTGCTGAGTAGGCAGGATGTCCGCCTCGATCCACAGGCCCTTGTCGTCAACTCCCTTCGCGGTTATAATGCCGATGACACTGTGCATGTCGTGCTGATAGCAGAGAGCGCAGCGGTCGCTGTCCTTCGAGAGCAGCCACTTGTCGCAGGCGCCGGCCTTGATGATGTCGCCGTAGCTGTCGATGTTCCCGAAGGCAAGCGCATACGCGCGGATGGACAGCGTGCCGTCATCCTTCTCCTTCTTGACCTCGATGCTTCCAGCGTGATTCTTAAACTGAATATCCATTGCGTTTACTGATTAACGCGATGAATTTAATTTTCTGACCGCCTGAAACTTAAATGGGAATATAGGCACGTTTGAGACACGAAAAAGGGCCCCGGAAATCCGAAGCCCCAACACAACAAAAAAACAATTAAACTATGGAGAATTAAACTGGTATGCGAATCACGTCGCACGCGCAGTTTATGACTTCTTTCGCCTGGGCACCGAGGCTGGTGTCGTGAGGATACATCAGCAGGCTCCTGCCTACCTTGAACGGCTCCTCCTGGGCAACTATTACCCCGTCAACCGCGATGTGGCTGTCCCGTGAATTTCCGAGACCGCTGATACTCCACTGCTTCGTGAACTTGACCCCGAGCGAGCGTGCGGCAGCGTCTCCGGCCTTGCCGAGCCCGAACATCGTCTCCGTCTGGATTATCCGCCTGACCTGCCACAGCTCGAGTTCCTTGTAGTTCTTGAACACGTCAAGCGTCAGTTTCTCGATGCCGGTGACCTCATCGGCCATCCTGTCCTGGAGTATCTGAATCAGCGTCTCCTTCAGCGTTCCCGTTATTGAGACAATCAATTCGCCGACGCGATCGTTGGCATACGCCTCAATTGCATTCAGCCACAGGCTTGTCAGAACCTCGCTTTCGCTGGCCTTGGCCTTGTTCATGTCACGGACTACGCTCTTTGCGTGCGGCATTCCTACCGCCGTCAGCAGCCCCGTCTCGATGTTCCGGAGATACGGCTCAGAAAGGTTCGTGTCAATGACGCCCGCCCATTCTGCAGGATCCTTGTCCTTGCACAGCTCCAGCACTCGCTTGACTTCAGTCCTACGGCACTTCCGCAGCCTCGTCTCGTAGGTTGCCGCTGTGCGGAGCGCCTTCAGCCGCAGGTAGTCCAGATGCCTGCGCGTCGCAGGATTTATCTTCTTACGCATTGCCGGAAAGTTCGTCAATGTCAATGTCTCCAGCCTCGTAGCCGAACTGCACGCCGAGCGGAATCATCGGCTTATTGGCCCAATCTTCCTCTATCGGTTCGTAGCCCATTACCTCGCGCTTCTCGTTCACCGATGCGTTCATCTTGTCGAGTGCGTCAAGCGTATCCGCAGGCTTCTCCTGAAGTACGTCAATCTTCTGGGTGTCCACCTCAAGCGAGAACTCGTGCGACAGTCCGCAGTAGTTGAGCAGGTCTTCGGCGAACTCATTCGCCATCGGCACTGCATTCATCTCGTAGATGGTCTTCTTTGCCTCTTTCGCATTCTCGTACTTGCTCTGGCCGTAGTAGAGGTCAACCGGCAGATTGTACGCGAAGCAGACCGCCGTCACGGCTTCCTTGTGGCTCTCGAGGATGTTCAAGTCAACAGGCGCATTTCCGAGCGTCTTCACGTCAATAGGGAAGCGGAGCACCTTGGTCTTGCCGATGTTCTTCTGAGCGTTGAACTCCCGCTCGAGCTCGTCTCCCTCTGCCGGACGTGTGATGCCTGTCAGTTTGTCCTGCGGAGGTGTCACGATGTTCGTCACGCCGCCATTCTTGAGCGCGGTGTCTTCACGCAGGATGCCGCTCTGCATCATCGAGAGATACATAGAGGCAGCCACCAGGCGCGATGTGCCGAAGGCGCTCTGGTCATCAAGATTATAGTCGAAGCTCTCGAACACGTCCGAGAACTTGATTGTCCTGTCTCCTGCAAGCCCCTGCAGCTTCACTCCCTCGAGAACCGAGTCCGAGCCCCATTGTGCGCCGATGCGCCACGAAGGGATGACGTACATTTCCTTGATTTCGCCGAGGTTGCGGCCCACGGCCTTCGGCGCATACACCCAGGCATCGCCGTACAGCAGCTTGTTTATTGCCCAGGCAGTGCCGAACTTCCTGAGCGTGAACCTGTCATTCGGTTTCGCCAGAAGGTCAATGAGCCAGTGCTTTTGAACCGGAGTGTCGTCTGATTTCTTCGTCAGAAGCAGGTACTGCATGACCTCGCCCACGTTTCTGGCGATGTAGTTCACGACTCCCTGCACCGGGGCACTTTGCCGGTAGTATTGCTGAATCTTCATCCGGTCGAGTTCCTGGAACGGAGGCAACTCCAGTCCGCGCGTGCAGGCCGCGATCGCCTTCAGATATTCGTTGTTTGCGTTGTTGCTGATATCGTCATAGAAGCCCTTCATCTCGCTTCTGAGCGATTCAATTTCCTTGGTTGATATGAGACTTAGACCGAACATATAATTTCAAATTTGCCCCAAAATAGCCCCAGCGGGGCTATTGTCATATTTGCGCATATATTCGTGTTTGTGCAAATTGTCATTAGGCGACCGAAAAGATTTGCATTTTTTTGAAGAATTTTCCTGTTTTTCTTGCATAATAAACAAAAGTTTATTATCTTTGTAATGTTAAAAAAGAAAAGGCATGAAAAGAAAAACAAAAGAAAGAATCAAGCTCGAGAAAGAGCTGCTCTTCTACTTGGAACTCTACGGAGAGATTCGGGGTCGAAATGAAACTCAAAAGCTTCTGGCCGAGTTGGATTACAAGATTGACGAACTGGTAGAAGAACTGAAACATTAACAACCCCCACCGCAAGGTGGGGAATAAAACTTATAGATATGATAGACAAGACTTATATGGACGACCTGAAGAACAGGTTCGTCAATGCCAAGACCGAGAGTGAACGGGAGTGTGTCAGGGCTGAGATGAGCGCGGCCTGTGCAGAGGATCCGAAAGCAGTGGGGGAAGTCATGGCCATGCAACTTGACGAGACTATCGCGGAAGCGAAGAGCATGGCCATTCGCGAGAAACTCGCGAGCGTGCTCCCTGCCATTTCCATGTCGTACATCGCGAAGAATTATTTCGGCAAGTCCCGTTCATGGCTCTGCCAGCGAATCAACGGGCTTGCTGTCAACGGAAAGGAAGCGAGGTTCACGGAGTCCGAGAAGGCCACTCTTGACCTCGCACTGAAAGATATAGCAGGCTCGCTGTTGAATGTCCGCCTGTAAGGCTGGGCGGTCGCCTTTTCTTTTTAACATAATCAGCCTTGTGCCCTGCTCCTCGGAGCGGGGCTTTTTTTATCCCTCCCCGATGGTGTTCGTCTGCCCGAGGTATCTGAGCTTTGTTACGCAAGCATAGTTGATGGCATCCATGAGGTGGTCATTGCCGTCCTGCGGCTCGCTCAGATAGCGGCTCCGATCCTTCGGGTCAGGCTTCCAGGAGTAGCGCTCGCTCTCCCATTTGATATGCTCGCCGGCATACCTGACTGAGAAATACTGAAGGTACGAGATTCGCCCGGCTTTGTTCCTGTTGTCCGCCGGCATTGCGCAGAGGTTGTTCATCCGCAGTTCGCCGATGTGCTCCGGTCGTGCCGGATCGCAGTAGATGTCCGCCTCACGACTGACGCCCCACGCTTCCATGTCCTCGTATATGATCCGTGCGATATGCCCGGCGAGCAGTCGAGGCTGGTAGCAGACTTCACGCAGATAGACCGTCTTCGTGTCGATGTCATAGGCACAGCAGACGACCGCCGTCGGGTCGTTGCTGTAGCCCCAGTCAATGCCGTAGAAGCATGGCAAAGTCTTCGGCCAGTCTTTCAGGCCAATCTCCTTCCACTGCTTGTATATGATTCCCTCCGAAAGCGTGGCCCATTCACCGAGCCAGATGTTGCGGTACTTTTCCGGATCGGCAGCTTCCATCTTCCTCGCCTGCTGTACGATTGAAGGGTTGAGATTGTGGATGTTGTCTAAGTAGGTCGTGGATATGTAGCAGACGTCTCCGATGATGCCGTTGAAGCCTTCCGGCACATTCCGGTAGAAGCGCTCGTAAATCCAAGAGTGCACATCCGTAGGGTTGTGCGACAGTATCACTGTATTCGGCGCGTCCGGTGTCCTAACAGAGAAATCGATAGTGTCGAAAAGTACAGGATCGTTGAGTTCTTGCGCCTCGTCCAATACGAATGTCTTGATGCCCTGTAATGACTTCAATTTTGCCACCTGGTTTCCAGAGCTTGCGAGCAGACCTCTGAATATAATCTTGGCTCCTGTCGTGAGGTTGACAATGTCCGCCGCTTTCACGCGGAAGTGGTTTTCAAGCTCCAGCGTCACCACCTTATCTCGGAACTCCGGAATGACAGACACCTCCGCAGAAGTCATTGTGTATCGCGCGAAAAGGATGTTGAAAGGGTCGCGGTAAGTGCTCACGCATTGTGAAGTGTTCACGGCATAGGACTTGCCGGAAGCACGTCCACCCTTGACAAGAATGTAACGTACCCCCGGTATAAAAGGTCGAAATAACGGCTTGTATTTCGGTGAAAAGAGCATCCCTATTCTTCCTCCTCGACATTGTCTTCCTCGTCTCCAAAATAGATTGCCGGCGGCTGCGCGTCTCGGAGCGTAGTCTCAGCCTGCACCTTCTGCGTGGCCTTTCCGTCAAGCCGGTCGATGATTGCCTCGATGGTGATGCTCTTTCCGGCTTGTATTTCCTTAATCAGAGCAGAGAGGTATCCGACAGCCATTATCGGAAGTTCCGGATTCTTCAGCATCTCCTGTGCCTCCTGCTTGTTCGCCATGATGATATTCTCGAGCAAGCCGGTTATGTCCTCGTGGCTCAGCCCGATGGCCTTCAGCTTCTTCAGGATGCTCGGCTTCCTTCCTTTCTTCCGAGGCTGGTTGCTGCTGCTGAATCGCGTCTCCCTGCCGATGTTGGCGATGTTCTTGTTTCCTGGTCTTCCCATGACGCATCTCCCCGTTTAATTGCCGATAGCGGTTGCATGCCTTTCGAGCACCATCTTGATTCGGTCGATGGTGTCGAAGCGGACAGGTATTCCGTCGCTCACCTTCTTGACCGAGCGCCACGACAGACCTGACAGCCTTGCAATCTCGTAAATCGTCAAGTCGCAGCGTCGCACCTCGCGTGCAAGTTGCCGCAAGCTCTCGTCGCAGTGCGCGATGAATTGGTCTTCTGTGATTTCTCTCTGTGCCATAGTCACTCCTTTGCAATTGTTATTATTCCGTCAAAGTATTCTTTGTAAAACTCATACAAGCCTCGGTCAATAGTTATGCAGGCTTGTTCAGTTCGCGGGTTAGTGTTTATGTTCGCGCTCGACTGAATTCCGAAGGAAAACTTGTCGCCCGTTCCCGCGAAAATCTTGGAGTGGTTGCGGAACACCGCATATCGCCCAAGCCCCGGATGCCTTTCGTACATATCCTTGAGCATTGCCCACTCGATGATGTAGCTTGTCGGAAAGATTTCACCCAAGTACATGTCCAGGTGCCTTATCTTTCCTTCCTTCACCCATTCCTCCAACTGGAGGATGTCTTCACCTGCGAGACACCACGTTGCCGCAAGGCAATGCTCCAGGTTCTGCTGCCGCAGGATGCACTTCAAGAAAGACAGGCTGTCAATGTCTCCACCCGTAAGGAAGTTGTACGAGTGCCCTTCCGTAAAATTGAACTCACCGCACAGGTCAAGCAGTTTCATCTCGCTGAAGGCACGCCTGTATTCGTACTTCTGCGAAATCTCGAGCAGCGCGGTCTTCCTCCTGTGCGATGTAGTTGCCTGCATCGCCTGCTGTTCAGGATCCTGATTCTTGTCTTTTCCTCCCCAAGCGGAAAAATCTAAGTCCCATAAATTGTCAGCCATATCTTTTCTTGTCTATTCAATTTTCACGGCATGTTTGCCTGTAAGTTTTTCCCATCTCGCAAGTATGACGTCGCAATAGTGCGGGTCAAACTCCATCGTATAATTCTTCCGCCCGAGCTGCTCGCAAGCCATCATCGTGCTTCCGGATCCGCCGAACAAATCAAGGACTATCTGACCTGGTCGTGAGCTGTTGTGGATGAGTTGCCCGCAAAGCTCCAGAGGCTTCATCGTCGGATGCAGGTCATTCCTTAGCGGCTTGTCTGCATCTATGACATCTGTCGGCACCGGTGATGCAAGCATATTCTTCAGCATCTCCTTCAGTTCATCCTTCTTCAGTTTGTCGACGTCAACATTGTCTTCAATGACTGTCGGATGGTTGAACTCGTCTCTGAACCAATGCCCGGCTCCTTGCTTCCACCCATACAGGCAAGGCTCGTGCTTCCACTTGTAGTCCTGCCGGCCGAATGTAAAACCATTCTTGTTCCAGATCAGCGTTTGCTTTACCTCGAGACTTCCCGTCTTGGCGACCGCCTCCCTGAAGTTAAGTTCTTCGCTATGCGAATACCAGATGTAGAAGGCGCCACCTGGCTTGAGAGCATTGGCGGCATTGTTCATTGCGCCTGAAAGGAATTTCCTGAAGTCCTCCTTGGCCATGTTGTCATTCTGAATGTTCATTCCCTGCGAGTTGGAAATGTTGACATTATACGGCGGGTCAGTGAGCATCAGGTCAGCCTTTATTCCACCCCCTCCCATTAACTTCCTTACATCTTCTTCTGAGGTAGAATCCCCACACATGAGCGTATGCTCGCCGAGCTGCCAAAGGTCGCATTTCGCACAGCGTGCCGGAATTTCCTCCTTCTCCTCGTCAAAGGCATCATCCTTTGCCTTTTCTTCAGCCTCCTTGATGCTGTCCTGCCACTCCGGAGGTATCGGCACGCCCCATCCTTCCAAGTCCAGATCACCCCACTCATTCGCCAGTGCGTCATAATCCCATTCTCCCATCGAGACGTTGTCCTTCGCCACTATCTCCTTCTTCTTCAGCACCGAGGTGCCCTCCGGAATGACGTAGCACGGAACTTCAGTCATTCCCAAATCCTTGCATGCCATATAGCGCATATTTCCGCCAAGGCATACGTACTTGCCGTCGTGGTAATCCACAATGCAGCCGCGTGCCTCAAGCAGTTCTGGCGTTTCCCTGATTGATGCCTTCAGTTGCTCGAATTGCGCCTTAGTCCACTGCCTCGGGTTGGCCGGCAGTCCTTCAATTTGTCCTTTGTTCGTCTCCAGCAAGGAGATGGCTATTCGTTGGTGTCCTGTTTTCATTTCTGTTATTTTTCTTTACAAAGTTAAGTAAATTTTCACTTAAGTAAGTTAATCACTTACAATAAGGTAAGCCTTCATTTCGGCCATAAACTGCTCGAGCGACCGCACTACGACATACTTGTAGCCCTGGGCTTCGACACGCTTCTGGTAGTCCTTCTGACTGTCCTGCTGCCGCCCTGTGCGCGTCTTCAATTCGATGAGCAGCGCGTGGTAGTCCTGAGATGCCACGAGCAGGATCAGGTCCGGAAAGCCTGGCTGCGTTCCCATCTTTTTGAACCTCGCACCCTCTCTGGCATCTCTGCGCCCGCCATTTGGGGAGTGGTGCAGGAGCCTGGAGAGCTGCGGGAACTGGAGCCGGAACCAGCGGACACACTGCATCTGCAGGTCATCCTCCGCGTGCCCCGGATGCCGCCGGCACTTTCTGGTCACTCCTCGCTGCCAGTCCTCGAGCGCTTTCAATGCTTCGATATAACTCATATTCAATCATTTTTCATTTCAAAAACCACTTTTTCTTTCTTGTATACGTTTCCCCTTATGTGGGCTATTGCGTTCGTCAAATCGTTATATCTTATGCCCATATTTCGCCAAAGAAGCATTCTTCTGCATTGCGGGACGTACGTTGTCTCTCCGTAGCCGTTGACGGCCTTTATCACTCTGTATTTTGCCATAATTTTCGATTTTAAGGCAGGGCAAGCGCCCCGCCGTCGTTAGTAAAGAATGACCGGAACAGCCAGGTACGAGTAGTACAAGACGTCGCCTAAGCTACAACCTACGTTGCCGCTCGCAAGCCAACCGCAGATCCTGCTGCTCCGGGAACAAGACCATACGATACTGGTGAAGCTGCTAAGCAAATCGGTTCCCTTGATAGTGATTGCCAGAGCATCGATGTCGTTCTTCTGATTTTGGATTTCCAGAGCTGCCAGCAAGGTCGGCAATCCAAAGATGCTGTGTTTGTCAGAGCGGAAATTGCTGACATATTCGGCCGCAGGACTTCCGCACTTCAAGAGCGCTCCTGTTGCCCATTGATTGTCCTTCTTCTTCAGAGCATCAATCGCGTTTACTCCCGTTGCCTTCCAAGATGCTATCTTATCCGCCGGAAGCATTACCTCCTTCGAATACTTCGGATAAATCAATGCCTTCTGGCCGTTAAGCAGTTCAATTTCGATTCCCTCGATACATTCGAGGCGGTTCTGGCCTTCAAGGCCTTCTTTGTAAATTATTCTTGCCATAATTATTCCTCATTAAATCTTAAAATAATCTCGCATATAAGCTTCTATATCAAACTCAAACAGCAGGTTCGTGCATTTATCCTTGAACTCGGCAATCGAATCGTAGAAGAGCGTCGCATAGAAGAACCCCCACGCATTTCCGCCACACGCCACACACGTTGAAGAAGCAACTCCAGCGGCAATTCTCTTGTCATAGTAATCCTGCAACGCCTTGACTTGCGCCAACAGCATTTTAGGATTCTCAAGATAGGCCGCTCTGCGAGCCTTTTTATTCGCAAGCGGACATCCTATACACCCAAGACGCCTATTGACATCGAAATTTCCATCCTTATCATAATAGACAGGCGCACACTTGATTTTTCGCTGCTCGATAAACTCTTTCACGTCGTCGTTTGTCCATTCGAGAATTGGTAGATACTGCCTGACTTTAGTTCCGCCTGAATAGACTCTACACAGCTCCGGCTCCTTGTATCTTTCCGCCCTCTTTCTGCTTTCATTCCTCCGTATTCCAAGCACCGCACGCGGCAGAATCGAATATTCCTTCAGAATTTCACAACAGAACCGGCTGAATCTGGAAGGCATACCTTTGCGCCTCACGATATTGAGAAAATTCTCCTTGGGTTGTACAACCTCGACACCCATCTCCCTTACATGCTGCATGGTTCCGCGAGGGTCAATCGTCGTATTCTTGTAGATTGCGCGATAATTGATTCCTGCCATCTTCGCAAGTTCCAAGATGACGTCTGAATCCTTTCCTCCGGAATAGCAGACCTCAATCGGGCCGTCATCTGTCGGAATGCTTTGCAATAGTTTTATTGCCGCGTCAATTTTCCTGTCTAAAGTCATGATCTTAATCTCTTTATTCCTGACTCCTTTCGGGGTTGTCAACAAACGGATAGTCAGCCGCTATCCACATCGGTGGCTGGGTGCTGCCGCTCATAATGCTCGCCCAGACGCGCCCAGTGAACAGAATCTTGAGTCTGTCCAAGAATGAGCACTTCCAGCAACTCACACATTGCACTCCTTCAGTAAATACAGGAAGCGGAATCTTGCTACAGCAGCCTTCCACTGAAGGCGCATACAACTTGCGGTTTGCAAGCTTGAAATCAATTGGTTTTAATGTTGCCATAATTCTCTGTTGTTTTTGATGGTTGAACTTCTGCTACTCTACCATACTCGTGTGGCAGAGGATTGCGTTTCCGACAATGACGTCGGACGGAATGATTCCGTAGTGCCTGACGGCTATCCTCGTGGCCCTCTCGTTTATCGGGTTGTCCTGCTTGAACTTGCCCTCCTCGTCGATGACCAGGATGTCCTCCGAGTTGGCCAGTGTCACAATCTCAATCAGGTCGCACTTGAGGATGCCGTACATTTCCTCCAGTTCGAATGTCTCTCCGTTTGACGGCTCTATCTCAATCTCGCGTCCGTCCGTAAGTAACAATTTTGCTTTCATATCTCTGTTTGCTAAATCACTGCACCCTCCTGTACATATCCTTGAGCCTTCCGAGGTTGCACGACATAAGGCTCATTATCCTCTTGTGGTATGGGCTGTCCATGTTGTTCTTGCCACGGCACTGGGCGACAGAGAATTCCCTCAAATCGACTTCTATTGTCTCTGTACGCTCGCCTTTAACTTTTGCACCAAGTATCAAGCTGCCCTTTCGCTTATAGTAGCCCATAGAAAAGACGCAGTGATTCAAGGTCTGACCTTCGATGTAGAAGTCATTGACCGTCTTCAGCGGACTAATCTCAAGGTCTCCGTCAGTGAGGACAAATCCAGCCACTATGCCGATTCTCTTCCTCAGTTCCTCATCGAATTTCTGACCCTCCTTCAGTTGTGCCAGCCTCCTTTCTCTTTCGTAAGCCGCATGCTTTCTCTCAATCTGAGCGCGGTGCGCCCGGTTCAGATCATCAGGCAGGAGCCACTTGGGGCTTCTCATATCCCTATGTTCCTCCTCCAGCCCTGAGAGGTAGTCGAGCCACAGGAAGATGTCATCATTTGTTCTGTACTTCATACCGTGCCTCAGCGCTATCTTGACGCTCGGCCAGAACTTCTCGACCCGGTTGCCTTTCCCCTCCAACACCAGCGCCTTGAACAGCGCATACTGTCCGGCTTTCAGCAGTGTCTCCGCCACGCTCGACCTCAGCAGGGTGCGGCACACGTCCTCTATGCTCAGGCTTGAGATTTCCTTTATTCCCGGTCTCCAGCCCCGCCGCCTCAGTTCAGGCAGATATCTGCCGCCCGGCGCGGTCTCCATTCCGGATAGGTCGAACATGTCCTCGTAGACATAATATCCGCTTGCTATTCCGTTGTGCCTGCCTATCGTCCATCCGTCCTCCGGCATCCATCTGAAGCAGTTGTAGGCCCTTGAGTAAACTGTCGTGGTGATGACTTCCTTTCCCTTTGAGTTGATCCAGATCGCGTATCGCCTCTCAAGCGCGTATTCCGGCCGTTCCCCGATTCGGACCGTCCTCTCCAATAGCACACCCTCGAATACCTGCCAGCCCTTGTGAACTCTCGCCACGATGAACCCTCTGCAGCACGTCCTCTCTTTCGGATGTTCACTGACAGCATTCATAAGTACCAGAACGCTTCCGCACTCCCTGCATGTATAGGCGCTCTCGTTTATCTTCTCGTCCACCGGAAGGTACTCGACCCTGCCGCAGTTCTGACACCACACCACCCTCCGCTTCTTGCTGTAGGCTCCGGCGAACCACGTGTAGCCGTCGTGCCTCATCAGGGTTCTCTTCGCCCAGTCGAGTGTCCTTTGTGGGAGCTCCGGCAACCGTGCCTGCTCCCTCAAGGCCCAAATCTCATTCTTCGTCTTCGGCTTCATGCTACAGGTCCTCCTCGTCAAACAGGAACAGCAGTCCCTCTTCCTCCTGCTCTTTCTTCTTCCGCTCCTGCTCCTTGCGTTTCTTGTCTTCCTTTATTATCGCCGCCGTCTTCTTCCTGGCCTCCTTGCTCTTGTCCAGTTGCTGCTTCTCCTCCTCGGTCAGTTCCCTGTTGATGACGACTTCGGCGCTCACTTTCTTCTCGACCTTGATGTCCTCCTCGTCGTAGTAGTGCACGGCCAACCCGAACACCTCGGCGTCGGTCGCCCCGTACATCCCGCTCTTCGCCTTCTTCCTCATCTCTACCAGTATGAACCTGCAGCACTCCTCGATGCTCTTCTTTTCGTCCGAGTACTTCTCAGCGAACTTGACGTCTTCCTTTGCCCTTGCGTCAAGGTACTCCTTTATCGCGTTTTCAAAAGGTGTCATTATTACTCCTCCTTGTATTCGTCCGTCGTACCTAAGAGTTGCCAAGTATGTTCGTTGAGCGGAATGCACTGCTTGAAGGCTTGGTCACGGCTACCATACGGATATTCACTGCCCCTACAATACTCGACAAAAACATCGTATTCCCACGTCTGATTTTCATCGTCTCTCACCAGCACCCTGTCGCCCTCCTTGAACTGGCACTCTTTCTTCTTTTCTTCCAGTTCCTGTGCGTGTATGAGTTCTTTCTCATAGTCCGTGAGGAGGAGAGTGAAATACTTCGTCAGTTGGACAGTAGAACATGGTGATGAAACTGTGTAATCATTCTTGTCCAATAGAAACACTATATCGCCCAGTTTCGCGGCGATATAAGTAATACGTCTCATCTCATTGTGAATAACGCGGTCACCCACTTTCCAGTCTTTGTAAGTATCCGGATCGCGCGGGATAATTTCAAGCTCGTGGTGCTCCGCCCATTCGCCGAACTTCGTTGCGTCTGTAAAAATCCCATGATACCCATCAACCTCAATCTGAAGAAAATGGTCGAAAATTTTATTTTCATTCGAATAATATACATACACCGTACCTCCGCTCGAGACCTTCAGAAAGCCTTCTCTTACTTTTCCTCCGTCATCTTTCGCCTTGAATTGCAAGTTATTGCATCTTGTAAAATCGTATTTCATAATTTCTAATCCTTTTCGTTGATTTCCTTAATTGTAAACCAGTCAATGTCGTGTTCACGCAACCCGAACCATTCAATCACGTCCTCTTTGGTTGCGTCCGGCTTGTCGTAGGTCCTGGTCATAACCCTGCCGTGTTCCGAGAATGTAGCCTCAAACTTCATGACTACCTCCCTGTTGAACCATGGCCGCCTGTGCCCCTGTCGGTTTCTGAAAGGCTGTCCGCCCACTCGAACTCAATCTCCGGATAAGGGATGATTATCATCTGAACGATTTTGTCACCTTCCTGGTAGTGGGAAAAAGCACTATATCGCGTGTCGGTGATGTTAAAATCCGCCGTAACTTCTCCTCGGTAACCACTATCAATGACACCTACCGAGTTCGCCATCATCAGAGGCTTGCCGCTCACAGAACTGCGTGGGAATAAAAGCCCCACATATCCTTCGGGAATTTCAAACGCCAGTCCCGTGTGGCAGACCAATTGCCGCTTTGTCCAGTCAATTTCCTTGCTTGTGCAGTACAGGTCAAATCCTGCATCTGTCGCGTGCGCCTTTGTCGGCATCACAGCCTTATCATTAAGTTTTTTAATTCTTACTTTCATTTTTTACTCTTTAAAGTCAAACCTTGCAATGTCCTCGTCTGAGAACCTCGTTCCCTTCTTCAGCCTGTTCAGTGCCCTGAAAATCTTTTCCATCCCTCCGTCAACTTCTCCTCTGTCGATGCAGAGCATTATCAACTGAATGACCTCGCTCGAGCTGTGGTTGAAATCGTCATAGGCCTTGACACCATAGCTGCCGAATGTGCAGTTGTTGATGAACGGCTGAAGGTCCCTCTCAAACCAGTACGCGGCAGCCTTGCTCTTTTCCGCGTAGTTCTTCAGGCCGCAGATGATGTCTCCATCTCCTCCGTTTGCCTTCGCCTGCATCCCTTCAGCCCTCAGCTCAGCCCTTATCCTCGCGTCAATCTGAGAGGAAAGCAGCGCAAGAGCATTTGACATCAGCATCCCCATCCTCACGAGGTCGGGAATCTTCGAGTTCGCGACTCGGCTCCTGGCTCTTTCCTTGAGTTCCTTGCGGAAGTTCTTCACGTTCTCCGTAGCCCGGCTTTTCGATATCGTTTTTTTCGGTAACATTGTTTCGCGTTTAAATGCCACTAATTTGATTTATTTTCAATCAACCGGTCGACTATACCACTTTGCGTGTTTCGTTTCGCTGTGGCGGACTTCTCCGCCCTTCTCGCGCTTTTCTTCAAAACGAGCGACATCTGACTTGTGATGTTCGTCAGCCGATTGTCCTTTATCCCCAGCCGCAGCAGCCTGCCGATGCAGGTGCGCAGCGCCTGGTGTTCCTTTGCCGTCAATGTTATCGGCGGCAGGTCGTCAGAACGGCAGGTCATCTTTCGGGTCCTCGTACATTGCCTCTGCCATTCCGTAAGCCGGCACTACTGGCCTCGCTGCTGCGGCAGCCCTCGGCTGTCTCGGTTCTTCCCAAGTCCTTTGCTCCTGTGTCTGTGCCTGCGTCTGTGCCTGGCCGCCCTGTCCGTCCTGCGGCTTCGAGCCGAGCATCTGAATGCCGTCTGCGACTATCTCCGTGCGATAGCACTTCTGACCGCCCGGTGCTTCCCAGCTCCTCGTGCGCAGCCTTCCCTCGACATACAGCGGCGAGCCTTTGTGGATGTATTTCTCGGCGATGTCCGCCAGCCCTCGCCATGCCACGATGTTGTGCCACTCCGTTTGTTCCGTGACGCTTCCGTCCTTCGCCTTGTACTTTTCGGTTGTCGCAAGCGTGAACTGCGCCACCTTCGGATGTTCCGGAGTCTCGAGATAGCGGACTTCCGGATCCTTTCCCACGTTGCCTATCAGCATTACCTTGTTCAATGCCATAAATTTTTCCTCCTGTTTTTTGTTGTGTAAAATCTTGATTTTAGTATGACCTGAATTTGAGCTGCACGCGGCCCTTCAGCCAATCCCCAGCAAGCGCTTTCTCCGCGATGCTCCTGCCTTCGCCCATTATCCAGGCGTGAGTCGCAGCGCCAATCCGCACCACCGGTTCCGTTCCGCTCATGTCGACTGCCACCCTGTCGGACAGCATCTGCCCTCTGATTCCCTCCGACGGAGCCGCCTGCGCCAACTCCCACCAGACTTTCAGGAAGTCCTCGGGGAAGCGCTTGCCCGGCTTCTCAGGCTTCCATTGCCTGGCCTTTGCAAGGCGTTTTGCGTCCGTGTCCAACTTTGCGCCCTTCTCCAGTATCCAGCCTGCAGCCTCGTAGAAGTCAAGGAACCTGCGCGTCTCGGCTTCAGCGGCGAAAATGTTACGCTTCCAAAAAATCGGAAAGTAAAAATCAAACTCTGTGTGTGGTGTGGTGTGCTCCCTCGCGCGCGCCTGCGCGCTATTATCACACACACATTGTGTGACATTATCATTATCATTATCATATACAGCTTGATTTGCTTCCGCCTGCTTGGTTTGCTTAGCAAAAGAAGCACTTGCTTGGTTTGCTTGGTTCTGCTTGGCGATGCTTGCATTTGCTTCCCTCGTCGCCGCTCCCTTCTTTCCGCTCTCAACTCTGTTGGCCACCATCGTCTGGTACTTCTGAAAATCCCAGTCCATATCACGCTTCACGAACTCGAAGGCTACTTTTGCCAAAGGTTTCAGTTCAGGGGCAACCCCCGTGCGGGCATACCCGATTATGCCGCCGCGCACCTCCTCCCTGACCTCCTCTGGCAAGTTGTCCAATACTTCCTCCCAGCTCAGGTGATATACGAATGATTCCCTTTTAGCAGACATAAAGCGCTATCTGATTGTGAGCACGTCGCTCTTTGTCCTGGTGATGCCGGCAGGCAGCACGTCATTGTCCTTCGTCACATCAGAGATGCCGGTCTTGCTTATCTTCAGCTCGACGGAGATGTAAGGGGGAAGGCTTTCCGAGAAGGCAAGAGCCCTGTCCTTGTAAGGCGCGAGAACCTCATCCTCGTTGACGTCAATGCCTTTCTTCTCGGTCAGCGTCGCAGTATATACGTCACCTTTGATTTTCTTGAGCCCGAAAGTCGTCATGGTGTCCTTCACATATTCCCGAACTCGCTTGGTCGCGTTTTCGGCAGCTTTCTTCTTTGCCTGGAGCGTCTTGATCGTCTGGGCGAGCTGCTCGGCCCTGGCTGCAAGGAAGTCAAGATAGCCCTTGTAGGCGTCAATCTTTCGCGGGATTTCAGCTTCCGTAGTGGCGAGCGCCTGCTCGATTTCCGGAGTCAGTTCTCCGCCGCTTTCCTCGAGTTCGAGTTCCGTCCTGAAGGCAAGAGCCTGGAGGTCGTACAGAGACAATCTCTGTGATTCGTTTCTTGTTTCCATAATTAAAATTGTTGATTTGGTTTATAATCTCTTTGCGCCTGTAGGAGCAGCGCAAGTGCATTTTCCGATATCTTCATCCCGCTTGCAAGTGCCCGCTCGACAGTGTCCGTCTGCCCGAACGCTATCCGCGCCATCAGCTTGTTGAAGGTCTCGTCTCCAGGCTCCACGACCGCGAAGTCGGCGGCGGATCTCTTCTGAACAGCCGGAGCCGGAGCAGGCATCGCCTCGACAATCGGCAGCGCGTCAACATCATCCTCGTCAGACGGGATGTGGAAGAATTTGAGCAGGAAGTACCGCTCGCCGTAGGTCAGTGCGCTTCCGAGGCCCTTGTCCCAGCCATTCTGACCGTTGGCGATGAACAGATTCTCGTCCTTCTCACCAGTGTCGGTGTCCACCCACGTGAAGCGCATCTTGATTGACGTGAACATTTCTGACCGCACTCCGGTCGTAGTTGCATAGTCAGTTCTGGTGTTGGTAATGTCTATGACTTCCTGCTTCAGGAGGAGTCCGAGAGCGTTCATCTTCGGGCGCATATGCCCGAGGAGTTTCGATCCTGAAATGAACTTGTAAGAGTTCCGCTGTCCGCCGCCGTCTGCATCCGGCAACAATCCGCGCACAGCCTTCTGCAGCTCGAGGAGCTTCCGATAAAGCCCTGCCGGCTTCGCTGTCGTTTCTGATTTCTTTTCCATATTACTTTGTTTTTTTGTGGTTTCGTACCCCTGGAGAGTTCCACCCCTCCAGGGATAAACGGAAGGTTTTGACGATTGAAACAACATTGTTACCTGTACTAAACCACATATAATGTCATCCTTCCGTTGCCCGCGCATCCCTGCGGGGGACTTTAAGACTATGATTTGTTAACGATGATAATTGACTACCGTCGTGTCCGTCTTGAGCGAGGCACTTGACTCGTGCACCAGCATCCGCCGGTTGTTCGAAAGCGCGACTATCATATAGCCCATTCCAAGAGTGTCGTGGCAGATGACCCTGCCGCTTTGCTTTCCTTTCACCGTATCCCAGACGATGACGTCATCCTTCTTAAACATTGTCTTCCTCCCTGTGATATTGGTTCTTCTTGAGTGTTTCTGCTGCGCTCCTTGCCTCCTGGGTATCGAAAGAGGCCATGAATTCGTCCGTGAAGTCGCAGTACAGGAAGTGCCTTGCTTCCGCCAGCCTCCGCTGGTCTGCCGCTGTGATTGCCGCTGTCATATTTCAATTGTTTTTTTTGATTATCAGTTTCGCCTGTTCCCGTTCCGCCGCTTTTAGGCAGTCGAGTTGAAGCCGGCTGTAGATTTTCTTGTTGCTGATCCGTGTGAATTTCGCGAGCCCGGCATCGCGCATCCGGTTCAGCCACCGAGTTCCGTATGCCTTCTGGGCCTCGCTTTCGCTGAGCTCGTCATCCACGGGCTTTACGCGCCTGACGATTGCCCCGGCGATGAGCTCGCTCACCTGCTCGTAATTCTGGGCTAAAAATTCAATGCTACTCATAACGTGTGACTCTGTAGGTTCCTTCTGAGATTGTCTTGATTCCGTAGCGCACTCGCCCGTCATCCTTCCGGAGTTTCGAGCACGCGCAGATCAGCGACGTGTATTTGATTTGGCTGGATGTGAATACGAATGATTCGCCTACATCCAGCATCTTGATTGTTCCCGCTACGTTGATTTTTCCTTGCATCTTTTTCTCCTTTTTTTTGGTTGGTGGGGAACGGAGGTCTCGAACCTTCCCTCGTTGCCGGCCTGTTTCTGCTTTCAGACGGCGGACGGCACGCCACCCGTGCAAGTTCCCCATGTCGCTGCCTGCTCTTGCCTGTGAACAGGCAGCTCTGATGTTATTATTGATTTGTGCAGGGTGCTCACCTTCACAGGCTTGCACGCCTATTTATCTGACCTGTCATCTTTCATTATCCGCATGCCGATTGCCACGCAGGCGGCAAAGGCGACAAACCTTATCTCATCCTCCTGGAAGGTGCCGAAAAAGAAGTATCCAATTCCTGCGAGCAGGATCGCTACGCCGATTACCCTGCTGGCTATTCTGTCGAGATTCCAAGCTTGTTTGCCTTTCTCTATTTTTTTAAATTCCATGTGAGTCATTTTTTTCTTTTATTTTTTTAGTTAAAAACCAGTGATCCATATGCACGATTATTAGTATAGCGCGATGGGGATGCAAAGGCACCGGGTGTCCACGCAGTTGAGGCTGACTCCGATATCATTCGCAAGCCAAGCGTCACGAAGAAAGTAATGGGAACAAGACCAGGCATTTCTGGTGAAGTCTTTGAGTAAGTCTGCACCCTCAATAGTCTCCGCGAGACGATCTATGTCTTGTTTCTGGTCTTGACATTCTATCACAGCTATCAGCGTCGGCAATCCGAAGGCGCCATACTTTTTAGAGTGGAACTGGGAGACAAACACCGCAGCAGGACTTTCGTATTTCAAAAGAGCTTCAGTTGCCTCGATGTTGTCTGCATTCTTAAGAGCTTCAATCTCGGTAGTAGGCTGAGTAATCCACTTCCACTCTTCGCATTCATCAAACATTTCATGTGTTTCATACTTCGGATAGATTAGCGCTTTCTGACCGTTGAGAAGTTTTATCTCGATCCCTTCAATGCTTTCGAGGGTGTTCTGACCCTCGCATCCTTCCTTGTAAATTATTCTTGCCATAGTCTTGTCGTTTGTTTTTATTATGGTTTTTGTTACCTTTGTTAATGGTTGGTAGGTAACCGAAAGCAAAGGTAAGCAACGTAACTTACATTTGCAAGTATTTACTTACCTTTTTTACGAGATTTTTAAACTTTGATTTATAAATGATTGATATTCGTGCTTTTAGGAGAGCGAACCGCTTAAAGCAGGAGGAACTTGCAGAGTTCCTGGGCGTTACACGTGCTTTCATCTCAATGGTGGAGAACGGCACAAGTAAGTTACCTCAAGACAAACTTAACTTACTTTTGTCAAATCAGAAAGGCTGGGAGACGTCCGCGTTGATGTCAGATACAAGCATTGTCGCCGGCAACAACAACGGCGGTTCGGTGAATGTCCAGATTGGTCAGAACCGGAGCGGCGATGGCAACCCGTCCTCCCGGGACGCGAACACGCAGATAGCGGTGCTCGAGAAGGAGAACCAGATGCTGCGCGAACAGATCGAATTCATGAAGTCTCTGATTCCTTCACAGCAGAAACAATAACTTAAAAACACTATATTATGGAAGATTCTGAAAGTTGTGACAATGATCTAAAGACCTTAATCCAAAATTTGCTTGAAGAAGTTGCTCAGATGCTCGAGCGCTCAGAAGCGCGAATCGACAGGACAAACATCATCATTGACAAATTGACTAACGCTTGCAAGTCGGTTGAAACTGCCTACACCTCGCACGTGAGTTCGCTGCAGTCTTCGCGCGATACGTCGCAGAAGAACAATGCTAAACTTGTATCGCTTCTCGATAGGCTGACAAGTTCCTTCGCGAAGGAAAGCGATGACAAGCAGCGTCGAATCGAGATCCTGGAGGCTGATAAGCTCGCTCTGAAGGAGCAGCTCCACAGCGCGACTGACAAATACTGGAAATTGCAGGAGGATTACCGCCGACTGGCGGAAAGCCTCACCGGAAGCCGGAACACCTACACCATCGGCTGTCACAACGGCGGATCTGCCGACTCGAATCTAAATCTCTATAAAAATATGAAGAAAGCAATTATGTTGTTCGCGGCGGCTATCATGCTGCCTGTGTTGTGCCAGGCTCAGGACTTCGAGCGGAAATTGAAGCTGAGTATCGGCAACAACAAGGAGGAGACTGTGCCGGTCGAGACAATCGCCTCGCATAATTTCATCGTCGTTGACAGCAGCGATGTTGCCTGGCAGAAGGTATTTGTTTCAGGAATCGGCAACATCCAGGATCTTCAAGACCAATTCTTCTGGAAAGGTTTCCATAACTGTCGAATCCTGGATAGTTTCACGCTGGTGTGTGACTATAAATGGCGAGGCCAGATTCCTGTTCAGAAGTACGGCTACAAGAGAGCCAAGATGCCGGTGTTCCTGCTCAACATAGACAAGTTCACGGCTCGTGTCGTTGTGCAAGTCAAAAATGACAGGTATCGCGTTACATTTGACGACATCTACGCCTCCGGGCGGATGGCCGGAATTGAAAGCGGCTACTTCGATTTTCTCATTGACGAAAAGACCGGAGGATTTCGCGATGAGGCGTTGCTGGATGTGGCGCTTGACGTCTTAGACAGGATGTTCACCGAGGCTGTTGACTTCAGCAAGCCCGGCTACCTGTCTCCAGACTTTTGAACACCAGGAGCCGTCCAGAAAAAAAATAACTTTTTTTGATTTTCCTATTGTTTTATTCAAATTAAAGCTGTATATTTGTACCAGTTAAATGAAGCAAAGGTTAAACTCAAAAAAAAATAATTGCTATGAAAACTTTAAACGAGGCAGCTCAGAATTTCAATCTCGAAATCGTGAACACCACTTCAGATCCTGAAGGTTATAATTTGTATGATTTGAAGAAAGCCCTGACAGGCTTTGCTTCTTTCGAGGAAGCCGAGAAGGTTGCCGAGGAAATCGGCGGCCATGTTGAAAAGCTTGTAAAGCCTTTTGGCGACGAGTTCTGGACACGCGAAGGTCACATGTATCAGCCAGTCTCTTTCACGGCAGAGATGTTCGGCAAGAATTACGCGATATTCGATAACGCTGAGAACTACTGGATGGATGCCCAGGAAGTCCTCGCTGAAAAATTAGATGGCGCTGACCTTAAGGAGGTCGAGAATACCCTGAAGGACATTAGAGAAGCCTACGATGCCATCGACGATCTGGATGAAGGCGAGGTTGCCCTCTGTGAAAACTACAGAGGCATCTACCTCTACAGGCAGACTCTTTCCCCTGTAGAATACACCTTCGACAGCAAGGCCTATACAATAGGCGTTATCGCCGACTAATAATGACAAGCCGTCGCTTCCAGGCGGCGGCTGTTAAAAATAACCGAATATGGCAGAAAAATTCACGCACGGCGGCGCTCGGCCAGGAGCCGGCCGCCCTGGAATATCGGCAGAAAAAAAGAGAGTGACGTTCAACGCCATGATTGCCCCTGAGACATTCGCCTTCATCGCCGAGCGGGCAAAGCAGCAGGGAATATCTCGCGGCAAGGTCATAGATGTCGCAATCGCCACACTCGTCGACCTGTGCGAGCAGCAGGACTAAGGCTCGCGATCACTTCTGGGTGCTTGACCAGTCAAAAAGGTCGAGCACCTTTTCGTTTGCCCGCCACATGACCTTCCAGTCTTTGGCGATGTAGATGTCTGTGATGCTCATGTTCTTGTCTATATGACACAGGCAGTCATTGATGACCGCCTTGTCCACACCGGCGGAGTATGCCAGCGTCGCCCAGGTGTGCCGTGCAGAGTAAAAAGTCAGAGGCTCCGCGATTTCCATTTTCTTGCAGGCACGCTTCAGACCGACAGACAACTCAGTCGTGAAAACATCCGCGGACATGGTTGCATATAATCGCAAGGCATGTTTCCTCGCCGGATCCGCCCAACTGTCGAACAGCGGCCGGATACGCTTGTCTATCTTCACGTGCATTTCTGCGCGGTCATCTCTACGACCTTTCGTCTTCGTTCTGTTATAAATCAAGACATCACCTTTAGGTGGCGGGCAGCTGTGCAAGTCTATCGCATTCATTCCCATCAAGGCAAACGACAGCAAAAACATGTCAACAGCCCGCCTGTCTATCCTGTTGGTTATCATGCCGCGCTTGTCGATTATCGCCTGTATAGTCTCCCTGCTTACGTTCCGGTGCGGCGCCTGACGAGTCCTGACCGGATGATAATATGCGAACGGATTCCGGATTTTGATTTCTCCTGTTTCCTCATTGTTGAAGCGCATACGAGCCTGTGCGTGAATGTGCCCGATGCCGGAAGGATATGCACCCGTACATCGGGAACCTGCTCCATACTTAGCCACCAGCCACGCCTCGAAATTACGCATAAATGAGGATGTTATTTCCGAGATGTCCAGGGTGTTTCTCCCTGTAAACTTTTTCAGGGCATTCAGAGCATTACGATAATGATAGCGCGTATGTTCTGCCGTCTTGCCGGCAATGATTTCTTCTGCGAACTGGTAGAAATCAAGTCTGAAATCTTCATCCTGTCCTTTGTCTATGAACTGCACGATTTCGTCAACCGACATCTGTGATGCCGCGAATGTGTTGATGCGCGAAGCCGCCGCTCTCATCTTCGCAATCAGAAGGTCAATCTTGTCAAGCACCGCGCAGTCGCGGATATTGCCGGAGCGCGTGAGCTGCGATTCGGTTACGGCGATGTTGGTTGAGATGTACTTGACCTTCCTGTTTGCCGTCACCCTTATCCTGATAGTCTGCGTGCCGTCAGCCTTCCGGTAATCAGAGACGACAGCCTTGAATGTAATGGAGCCCATAACTTTTGTAAACTATTTGTAAACAAATTCAGGGCAAATGTAGGCATTTTTCTCTAACAAATAAAAAATAGCCATTCAGCAGATTACCGCTGGATGGCCTTTTGACTCACACATGCCAAACAATTTCTTTTATGTTGGCAGTTCATATAAAAGTTATTGGTTTGTTTCTTTCTGTTCAGCAA